ATGGCGAAAAAAACAAAAGACCTAAAAGTAACAGACACTGAATTAAAAAGTCTGCAAACAAAAGTACAAATCATTAATCAAGCTCAAATGCAGATCGGTGGTTTAGAAGTACAGAAAACAAATGCTGTAGCTATTATACAGAATACACAGCAAGAATTAGCAGTAATACAAGCTGAGCTTGAAAAGAAGTACGGCAACGTTGTTGTTAACATAGAAAATGGCTTACTAAGAAAAAGAGAAGATGGATCACTTGATAAGAAAAATTAGTATAGGCAAAGATTATAAAAATGAAGCTATGCACTATTCCGTAGGCCAAGAGGTCTACGGTGGTCATACTATAGATTGTATAATCGAAGAAGATGATAAGTTTAGTGTTTTTATAAAAAAGAAAGATGAGGTTATACCTTGGAAAGATTTTAATAAAAACATGGCAATAGCTGTTGAGTACAATTTAGAGTATTAATGAGAGGTCTTTATTGCTTTGTAGTAAAGCCAGTGAAGTCAAGATATAATAACGTAAAAAAAATAGGTGACAAAAGCCTTATTACTAACACTGAGATATTTACACATAAAAATGTTAACAGGAATGCTATTGTTTTATCTATACCAAAAGGCTTTAAAACTAATGTACAAGTTGGCGATGAAGTTATAGTTCATCACAATGTTTTTAGAAGATGGAGAGATATTAGGGGTGTAGAACAAAACAGTAAAAGTTATTACAAAGAAGACCAATACTTTGTTCAACAAGATCAATTGTATTTATATAAGCGAAACAATGAATGGAAATCTATAGATGATTATTGTTTTGTAAAACCAATACACTCAAATGATATTTTTAGTTTAGATAAAGAAACTCCTTGTGTAGGTGTTTTGAAATACTCTAACAATAGTAAAGAATTAAAAGATCTTAATGTAGGTGATTTAATTGGATTTACACCAAGCAGTGAATATGAGTTTATAATAGACAATGAGCGCTTATATAGAGTATTAACAAAAGCAATTACAATTAAATATGAATACCAAGGAAAAGAAAAAGAATATAATCCAAGCTGGTTATAAAGCTGTAGAAGAATTAGTAAAAGTAGCTAAAGAACCTATAGTTGATAGTGACGATGATATAAGTGCTGATAGATTAAAAAACGCAGCTGCAACAAAAAAGCTAGCTATATTCGATGCTTTTGAAATACTTAATAGAATACAAGCAGAACAAGACATGTTAGATGGTGTAGTTAAAGAAGAAAAGAAACAAACGTTTAGTGGTTTTGCTGAAAGAAGATCTAAGTAATGTATAATCAAACGCTGTACAAGGTTATAGAACCTATAAAAATAAACACCATTAAAAGACTTAATAAGTTAAAAAAATGGGAATATGGTTATAATAAAGAACATGATGTTGTTGTTATAAGCAAAGATGGTACGATTGGCGATGTGTATAGCATACAAGGTTTGAAAATAGCTTTGCCAAAAGAGCCGAAAAAAATACATAAGTTTGATAAGAATAAATGGCAGGTATCTGAATATCCGAAAGAGCTTAGTAGAATTAAAACTATTTTTGACTGGCGTGAATATCCGCAAGACTTTAAAAACAAGTATATTGAGTATATAGAAAATGAGTTTACAAAAAGAGAAAATGGCTTCTGGTTTTACAATAATGGTATATCTACTTACATTACTGGTACACATTATATGTATCTTCAATGGTCTAAAATTGATGTAGGTCACCCAGATTTTAGAGAATCAAATAGATTATTTTTTATATTTTGGGAAGCTTGTAAAGCAGATAACAGATGTTACGGTATGTGTTATTTAAAAAATAGACGATCTGGTTTTTCGTTTATGGCTTCAGGTGAACTAGTAAATCAAGCTACAATATCAAGCGATGCTAGATTTGGTATATTATCTAAGTCTGGTCCTGATGCTAAAAAAATGTTTACAGACAAAGTTGTGCCAATATCTGTTAACTATCCTTTTTTCTTTAAACCGATACAAGACGGTATGGATAGACCTAAAACAGAATTAGCTTATAGAGTGCCAGCGTCAAAACTTACAAGACGTAATATAACTAGCACTGAAGATAGACCTGAAGAATTAACTGGTCTTGATACAACTATAGACTGGAAAAATACAGGTGATAATAGTTATGATGGTGAAAAACTAAAACTATTAGCACACGATGAAAGTGGTAAATGGGAAAGACCTAATAATATATTAAACAATTGGCGTGTAACTAAAACTACATTAAGGTTAGGTAGTAGAATTATTGGTAAGTGCATGATGGGCTCAACAAGCAACGCATTAGATAAAGGTGGTGCTGAGTTTAAAAAACTATACAATGATTCAGATGTTAATAAACGAAACCGTAATGGCCAAACTAATTCTGGCTTATATAGTTTGTTCATACCAATGGAATGGAACTATGAAGGATTTATCGATCAGTATGGTATACCTGTATTTGAAACACCTGATAAAGAAGTAAAAGGACCTTATGGTGACTACATAGACGTAGGTGTTATAGACCACTGGCAAAATGAAGCAGATGGTTTACGTAATGATCAAGATGCTTTAAATGAATTTTATAGACAGTTTCCAAGAACTGAAGAACATGCTTTCAGAGATGAAACTAAGAACAGTATATTTAATTTAGTAAAAATATACGAGCAAATAGATATTAACGAAGAGGGTGATGGCTACACTAAAGGTAACTTTCAATGGGCCAACGGTATAAAAGATACTACTGTTATGTTTTTACCAAATCAACAAGGTAGATTTAATATATCTTGGGTGCCACCAGTTAATATACAAAACAAACAAAAGATTAAAAATGGAGCTAAGTACCCAGGCAATGAACATATGGGTGCTTTTGGATGTGATAGTTATGATATATCAGGTACTGTTGACGGTAAAGGATCTAAAGGTGCTTTACACGGTTTAACTAAATTTAGTATGGAGGATGCTCCTGCTAGTAAATTTTTTCTTGAATATATAGCTAGACCAGCAACTGCTGAAATGTTTTTTGAAGATGTTTTAATGGCATTAGTATTTTATGGCATGCCGTTATTAGCAGAGAATAACAAACCAAGGTTGTTATACTATTTAAAACGTAGAGGTTATAGAGGTTATTCAATGAATAGACCTGATAAAGTTTGGAATAAACTATCAGTTGCTGAAAGAGAGGTTGGTGGTATGCCAAACTCAAGTGAAGATATTAAGCAAGCGCATGCCGCTGCTATAGAAATGTATATCAATGATCATGTAGGTTTAAGATCAGATGGCGAGTATGGTGACATGGTTTTTAATAATACATTAAATGATTGGGCTGGCTTTGATATAAATAGAAGAACAAAATATGATGCAACAATTAGTAGCGGTTTAGCTATTATGGCTTGCAATAGACATTTATATTCATCAAGAGCAAATGTTGAAAGAGAAAAAATAAACTTAAAAATAGCTAGATATAAAAATAAGGGCTATAATTCAAAATTAATAAAACAATAATATGGCTGAGTCTTACATGAGCACAAATTTTCCTAGTCAAGTTGTAAGTGACAAAGAGAAGTTATCGTTAGATTACGGTTTAAAAATAGGTAAAGCTATTGAAGGCGAGTGGTTCAAAAGAGACTCTGGCGTAAATAGATTTGCTAGTAACCAAAACAACTTCCACAAACTTAGACTTTATGCAAGGGGAGAACAAGCTATTCAAAAATACAAAGATGAGTTATCAATAAACGGTGATTTATCATATCTTAATTTAGACTGGAAACCAGTACCTATTATACCTAAGTTCGTAGATATAGTAGTTAATGGTATATCAGAAAGAACGTTTGATATAAAAGCTTTTGCTCAAGATCCTTTTGGTGTTGACAAGAGAACTAAATACATGGAAGGTATACTTGCAGACATGAGATCTCAAGAATTAAATGAATTTGCTGCAGAAGCTTTTGGTGTAAATCTACAGTCAAGTGATGTTAATCCACTGCCTGACAATGAGCAAGAGTTACAACTACACATGCAGCTTAACTATAAACAAGCTGTTGAAATAGCAGAAGAGCAAGCTATAAATGTTTTATTAGAAGGTAATAGATATGAGCTTATACGTAAAAAAGTAAATTACGATTTATGTGTATTAGGTATAGGTTGTGTCAAAAATAGTTTTACAAAAGCTGAAGGTGTTAAAGTAGAATATGTAGATCCAGCTAATATAGTTTATTCTTACACTGAAGATCCATACTTTGAAGATATATATTACTTTGGTGAAATAAAAACATTACCAATAAACGAAATAGTAAAAGAGTTTCCTAACTTAACAGAATCTGATTTAAAGCAATTAAAAAACGCTAGCCATCAAACTACTGGTTTTTACAATAGAAGTTTAGCTGAATCTACAAACTATGATAAAAACATGATACAGATCTTATATTTTAATTATAAGACATATATGAATCAAGTTTACAAAACAAAAGAAACAGCTACGGGTGCTGATAAAATTATAGTTAAAGATGATCAGTTTAATCCACCAACAGGTGCTTTAGAAGAAAGATTTGGTAAACTATCAAAACAAATAGAAGTACTATTCGAAGGCGCAATGGTTTTAGGTAGCAAGCAAATGTTAAAATGGGATTTAGCTAGCAACATGATGAGACCTAAGAGCGATTACACTAAAGTTAAAATGAATTATAGTGTTGTTGCTCCTAGAATGTACAAAGGTAAAATTGAATCACTAGTTGGTAGAATAACTACATTTGCTGATATGATACAAATCACACATTTAAAGATACAGCAAGTGATGTCAAGGATGGTGCCAGATGGTATATACTTAGATGCTGATGGTTTAGCTGAAATAGATTTAGGTAATGGCACAAACTATAACCCACAAGAAGCATTAAATATGTTCTTCCAAACAGGTAGTATAATAGGTAGATCGTTTACTTCTGATGGTGATATGAATCCTGGTAAAGTACCAATACAAGAAATACAAAGTGGCAATGGAGGTTCAAAACTTGCTTCATTGATACAAACATACAACTACTACCTACAAATGATCAGAGATGTGACCGGATTAAACGAGGCACGTGATGGTAGTATGCCTGACGCAAAGACTTTAGTTGGCGTACAAAAGTTAGCAGCTGCTAATAGTAATACAGCAACTAGACATATATTGCAAGCAGGTTTATTTTTAACTACAGAACTAGCAGAGTGTTTATCTCTTAGAATATCTGATATTATAGAGTATTCACCTACAAAAGATGCTTTCATACAAAAACTAGGTAGACACAATGTAGCTACATTAGAAGAAATGTCAAAGCTTCATTTACATGACTTTGGTATATTTATAGAGTTAGCTCCTGATGAAGAAGAAAAACAAATGCTAGAAAATAATATACAGCAAGCATTACAACAACAAGGAATAAACCTTGAAGATGCTATAGATATTAGAGAAATAAAAAATGTTAAACTTGCAAACCAGTTATTAAAACTAAAACGTAAGAGAAAAGCTGAAGAAGATGCAATGCTTCAGCAACAGAATATACAACAACAAGCTCAAGCTAATGCTCAATCACAGCAAGTAGCAGCTCAAGCAGAAGCACAGAAAAATCAAGTTATAACTCAAAACCAAATGCAGTTAGAGCAAGCTAAAGCAAAACTTGAACAAGAAAAAATGATGAAAGAAGCTCAACTTAAAAAAGAGTTAATGAATCACGAGTTTCAACTTAACATGCAAATAGAAAAGATGAAAGCTGATACCGCTAGAGCTAGTGAAGATAATAAAGAAAACCGCAAGGACGAAAGAACTAAAATCCAAGCGAGTCAACAATCTGAATTAATAGATCAAAGAAATAATGCAAAACCACCTAAAAACTTTGAATCTTCAGGTAATGATATAATGGGTGGTGGGTTCGGCATGAATGCCTTTGAACCAAGATAATTTGTTTAATTTTATAATATTATATTATGGCTAGAAAAAAGAAAGCTGAGGCGGTTGAAGAAATCGTTGAAGAAACAAAAGAACAACCTGTTGTTGAAGAGCAAAAGGTTGAGGAACCAACTTCACCTAATGAGGTAAAAGAAGATGGTACTTTAAAAGTAGATTTAGATAAATGGGCTAAAATAAAAAAAGAAGACAAGTCCGATGTGGCTAAAGTTGATTTATCTAAAAAAGAAGAAACCAAAGAAGAAGTAAAAGAAGAACCTGTTGAAGAGGTTAAAGAAGAAGAAAAAACAGAAGAGGTAGTTGAAGAAACACCAGCTGTTGAAGAAATTACTGAAATAGAGGTTGAAGAAAAAACAGAAGAGTTACAAGAAGCTGTTGAAGAAGCAGTTGTTGAAGCTCAAGAAACAGGTGAGCCGCTACCAGAAAATATACAAAAGGTAGTAGAGTTCATTAATGAAACGGGTGGTACACTTAGCGATTATGTTAGATTAAATCAAGATTACTCTAGCATGGACGACAACGACTTGTTAAATGAGTACCTAAAACAAACAAAACCACATTTGAACGATGAAGAAAGATTATTTGTTATGGAAGATCTTTATTCATGGGACGAAGAGGTTGATGACCCAAAAGACATTAAAAGAAAAAAACTGGCATTGAAAGAGCAAGTTGCGAATGCCAAAAGCCACTTGGACGGGCAAAAGTCCAAATATTACGCTGAAGTCAAAGCTGGTTCACGATTAAGTCCTGAACAACAAAAGGCTGTAGACTTCTTTAATCGTTACAATGAAGACGCAAAGACTACTGAGAGAAATAAGTCTATCTTTGAAAAAAGAACAAATGAGGTTTTCAACAATGAGTTCAAAGGTTTTGAATACAAAGTTGGCGAAAAGCGATTCAGACTTAATATCAAAGAGGCAGACAAGGTTAAAGAAACACAAAGCAATATCAATAACTTTGTGAGTAAGTTTACTGATAAACAAACTCAAGAGGTTAAAGATGCTAGAGGTTATCATAAATCTTTGTTTACCGCAATGAACCCTGATCTTGTAGCAAATCATTTTTATCAACAAGGTAAAGCTGATGCCATAAAAGAAAGCATGGCTAAAGCAAAAAATGTTGATATGTCAGCAAATCAAACACATGGAAATGTAATTGAAAGTGGTGGCATGAGAGTGAGAGCTGTAACAGGTGATTCATCTAACGACTTTAAAGTAAAGATTAGGAGAAATCCAAATAAAATAAGTTAAACATTAAAAATTAAAAGTTATGCCTTTTATTAATCCTGCTCAAGGAGCTGAGTTAAATCATTTAACTCCGCGTCCAACGCAATCCCTATGGGGGGACA